TACCATAAGAACCCCATGCTTTTTGTCCATCAACAGCATTATTGACATACTGCCGCTCATACATGGACATAAGGAATGTAAGAGTATCTAGTACTACTCCATCTACGTCAGGATTAGTTTCGATATCTGTAATATAATCTAAAATATTTAGAGCATCAGCTACCTCAACATTAAGTAAGAAATCCCCCTTGAAGGGAATTTCTTTAAGATCAGTGTTGAGATAAACCATTCTACTGTGATTTAAATTACGTAAAGAACTGGTTTTACCTGTATTAGGCTTACCCATAATCAAGACAATAGCTTTATTATTTGCCATTATGGCGTGACCTCATCTGTTTCAACACCACAAATATCTATGCTTCCATCCGGCAAAACTTCTATTGAAATATCACACCCTACATATGTAAATTCCAATAAAATTCCGCCTACAGTAGTTGGATACAGATAACTGTCTATAACTTTATCTTGACAGTATTTGCTATGTTCTAAAAGATTTTGCATTTTTTCAATAGCTAGTGGAGTAATAGCTTTACCTTGTCCGTTAAACCAACCATCTTTAAGCTTTATTAAGTCGGCGAGCCTTGTTTGTATCCAATCTATACCATAATTCATCATTTACCTTACTTGGTTCAATTAATATTTGAACCGTAAAAAGAACTCACGAATATTTTTTAGCTACTGTTCTCATCACGGTTACGCTTAACTCTTGTTCATCTAAAGGATTTAGAATCTTTTTGTTAAACGTAAGTACAGCGTTTTCCACTGAGAAAAAATCCATTCCGCTGTCCACCAAGGCAAGAGCATACTTAAGCATATTGTTATTACGATTACCCTGATCCATTCTAGAAGCAAACCAACGCTCAAGATTATCCATTGACTCGACACTTTTCATGTCCTTTTTAAATACTTCATTCTGAGAAGTCTTAGGAATGAACGGAAGGATATTAAACAACTCAGCTTCCATATTATAATAGTAACGACCTGTATCACACGTCATCCATTTCTTAGAGCGTTGATTAGATGCTGTGTCTACTACAGATGCTTTAAATGGAAGCCATGCAATTACATCATTAACCATCTCTTTATATTCAGAAGTGTCTAGCTCAAGAATATAATTAGTAGGAATAATGAGCCTAAAGCGATGGTCTTCTTCAGTATGACGCTTAGTGGTATAGATCATGAATACAATATCTTTTAATAGTTCATGAACCATGTTCAGTGAGATACCACCATCCACGTCTAATACCAGCATATTAAAGCCAGGAATTACATTTTCCTCTGCTCTATGTTGGTTCTTAAACCCATGGTTAGCCCAGTGCATATTAGCTGCTTGTGTGAGAGTATGGAGTTCTTTAAAAGGAACCTCTTCAAACAAATAATTATACGCAAAGTTATCACTATATGAAATTTTCATCTCATCAAGATTAGTTTCTTTAAGGGTTTCGCCTTTAAAGAACTCAATATTATTAGCTCCGAAAGTCTTTTTAATAATAATATTGTTCTTGTAGCCCCAAGCAATAGCATAACCCATCATTGTAGATTTAACAGAGGCATTACCTTTATAAAAGGGCAATGCTGCTGTCAGATCAGGATGAGTAAGTTCTTCTGGATTACTAGCAATATATTTAGCTAACCTTTCGTAAGGACGCTCACGAGTTAAGATAGCATTAAATGCTTCGCCAGAGCCTTCGATAAGCAGAATGGCTTGCATTAAATGCTCCATTTCTACTTCATTACTTTGGTCAATAAACGCAAAAGCTCCTGCTAGTTTAAGAGCTTTATTATGACGATGGGATAGCTCAGCAGCTTTAATCTCAGAAGTGTCTTTGAAATTAGCAGCTTGCTCTTCACAATCCATTTGATATTCAATGAGCTTGATAGCTACATCATCTTCTACAGACATCTCCCAACCGAACATAGCGGGGTCTGCAAGGGTATGGAAATGTGCTGACCACTTCTGGGTCAGGTGTTTGTTGTTAGGCTCTAGGAGACGTGCGTAGACCTCTGCTGCTGTCATAGCTGTAGTTGGCTTGGTAGGAGGTACGCCCATACCAAAAATACATCTACGAGCATACCCAATCTCTAGCATGGAATAGAATTGCTCTTCGGTCTGTCCACCATCGAACAGCTTAGCGGGAGTTCCAAACAAAAGCATATTAGTAGGAGTTTTACCTTCTACTTCTTCACTGCGTTTGTTTTCAGCACTATTTTTAATAAGCTTAGGTTTAACTAAACCTTGATCATATAGTTCTAAAAATAGTGTAAGAGTATCTACAGCACCTACTAGATTTGAACCAATCTCGTCAATTTGAAGATTAACCGAACCACAATTAGCTAATAGTAATTTCTCACGAAGCTGTTTAACAGCAGGTACTGTAGCACTATCAAATGTAAAAGGGTAAGCGCCTTTATCACGATATTCTTTTGCGGCTACATCATACTCAGCTTGAGGATCAGAGTTGTTTCTGATAGCTCGTTCGTTGGCAATCACCCATAGATTAGCTTCAGAAGCTACGGTCATAGTATCAGTTAAGAAGCGCCTTTTAAAGCCCTTCATAAAATCATCTTCGATAATATTAACCGAATGACCTTTACCAAAGCCTGAATTAGCTAGAGCCAGGGCATAGATGTTTACAGGTACATCACCACGATCCTTGGTAACGATAGTAGCACGCATACAGCTTGCCATCTTACCTAGAAAATAAGCTACTTCAGCACGGAAGAAACTCTTGTTGGTGTTACGTGTTTTACTGCAAATTACATCTACTAGATCCGTTACTGCGGGATGATGGGATACACCTGTTAAATTTATCATGTGAATTTATATTTATCCTTTTGGGTACAAATAGGGAATGCTTCGCAATAACCACATCTTTTAGGGATAGCAGGGACGGTAATAACAATACCTCTTTTCCCTTTATCATTATTATGTTGGGTAGCTTCAGCTAATGAGTCAAAGTTTTTAGTAGATCGTCCTGAAGTCTTAGTAGGATCAGCATAATACTTATATTGAGGATCACCCATCCAGAGTTCTTCTTTAGTGCATTCTGGTAATTGGCTCTCTGGTGTATTACGATGCTTAGCGATTTGTGCTAGTTTAGACCGGACAAAAGACTCAGTTTCTTTTAAAGATAGCAACGCAATCTCTTTATGTTCTACACGCTTTTGAGGATAATCTGGATTAGTCTTAGCTTGTAACTTTTGCCAATCAGTAAAGATGAAGTTGATTCTACCTACATCCTGAGTGATCTTAGGATGAGGTTGAGCAGCATCAATCCAGCGGTATAGGCTTAATTGTAGCCTATAATCGTCATCTTTACCACCAAAAAGCCAAGAATATGCTGTGGTAGACTTGATATCTTGAACCATACCCTCAGTGATTAGGTCGTATTTACCCCCTACAGTAAAGCCTTCAAAGTCACGAAAAATACGTTGCTCTAAGTAAATAGGTAATATTCCTGGGATTCTTTTTAAAAAGGTATCAGGAGGATTAATATATATTTGTTGAATTGCGCTTTCAGGATAACCTAACATACGTAGTGATTTACTGTATCCATGGGTCCATGCCTTCTCGATAGAATCATGCAGAGCAGTACCCATAGCACGAGCTACAAAGTCTTCTACGTCTACTTGGTTATCTTGAGGAGGAACCCTAGGAGGTAGAATAATATGCCTAAGAGGCTTCATTAATGTAGTAGCTGAGATATAATTAGGAATACTTTGGTAATCATACTCATCATGAAGGAGCCAAACAGCTAAAGGTAATGAAATGTTTGACTTATTAGTAATCATTATCCTTCCTCCTCTGTTTGCTCTGTTGTATCCCTTGCATCAAATGAAGCGTCTTTATCTACTGGATTCTTTTTATCTAAAAGCAGATCACGGTTATGTTTACGTTTAGCAGCATAGACTGCTTGTTTTTCTTCATTTGTCATTCTTCATCTCCATAGTCAGCAACAATCTTCTGACAAAGAATTAAAATACGCTTTTTAGCACGTTCTTCTTCAGGAGATAAAGTATTTTCCCACGCTTCGTAACAATCTTGTAAATCTGCCCGTGTATTAATAAACCGGCAATAAGACATATTGCTCATTATACTTACCTATTAATAATGGTTACGTTTATACCGATTCCACCCCAATCCTGCTAGAGCCACAGCTAGCACCAGGGCACTGGTTGGTTCAGGCACTCGATGCACAGGGATAGGCATATACACCCGTGGAACAGTCTCTAGAGGCTGCCAAAAGGGTATGTGAGGCAGTGATGGTGGTAGGTGTGGTAATGGGGGTAAGGCTCCCCCACTAGGCACAGGTACACTAATACATACTGTAAAGGCTACTACTTGCAAAGCTCTGCGTGCAGCTACCTGTGCAGCAGTATATGGAATCCATGCTCCACCAATAGGGCCAATTACTCTACGTAAATAGGTAAAGCAAATCATGCTGCAAACGGATCTGGATCATCTTTAGTCATTTCACGTACTACTGTTCCAGGAGGAGCAGCATTAAACGATTCTTCTGTGAAATAACCCAGTGGCATAATATTCATAATAACAACATCCAGAACCTCTAGAGTTGTATCATCCATACGGCGATGGAAGTTAGCTTGAAGTGTCTGTTGAGCCAATGCAAGATGACGGACTGTAAGACCATCTTCATTATTGTTAATAAGAACACAGTTAATACGCATAGAGTTTACAACTTCAGAGTTAGTTTTACGAAAGACAAGCTCTCCACATACTAAATGGTAATATTGATAAACAGGTTCAGTCATATTAAGTTACCTTTAGTGCGTATTTTTGAGAAAGACGTAGAAATTCTGCTTGATCATAATTTTCTCTAAGCGTGTTAGATTTTTCTTCTTCAGCGACACGCCTAACTGATTCTTGTTCTGTTTCTAGACGTTGATATTTAATGCATAAATAGGAGCCAGAATCGTATTTATGATATTCATTTTGAATTGTGGCGTTTTCGCCATATTTATTAACGGCATTCTCTAAAGTTTTAATAACGTCTTTAAGAGATTCGCCTTCAAAATCAACTCGCATTCCTGTACCATTAATCATTTTAGGCTTTGTATTACTCATGTTTTAATTCCTTTAATAATATCAAATATCTTAAACTCATTGGCTCCATTGGGAATAGTAATTTCTGTAGCCCAGTTAGGCCAGAAAAGAGATACTTCTCCCCCAAGTTTTACCTTATCATGATAGATATCTGGATGATCTTGCCAATTAACTGCTTTCACTAAATGCTTATTAACATAAGCTAAAGCAGATAAGCTTTCTCTGACCATATAATATTGAGCATCATGAATGTGAGCGCATGGTTTAATATCTTCTCTAAAGGGTCCTGATCTTACCTTACTCATAAAGTCAGATCCAGCCCTAGTATTGAGAAGACACCAACTTTGACCTAATGCATTACCAGCAGTTCTACCTTCAGCTTCAGCCTCATGTGGTGTAGCACGGTTTCCTCTAATTACCTGAGCCAATAGGGGTGTTCTTACACGCAAACCAAAGGCTGCTGTAATGTAACCCTGCTTACTAGCTTCATCTAATTTAGATTTGACCCACATATCACTATGAGCATATAGCTCGTGATAGCGTGCTTCAGTTTTTAAAGCTTCTTCTAAGTTAAATCCACAATTACTCATTAATGTTGCAAACGTACCCTGATAGGTAAGTGCGAAATGTTGGAGTCTTTGACCGTTGCCGGAAAGACTTATACCTCCCTTCGATTGAATTAATAGACTCAACTGTATTAATAATATCCGGCATATGTTCTGGATAATATGTAAATGCTCTTAAAGAATGGCCATCATAACCACGAGTTTTACCAATTTTTTTTATAGAAAAGGTTGCTCCATTAGGAATTTCGATTGTTGATTGACTCAAGGTTTCGTAAAGCTGCATTTACTCTATTCACTTTCATAACTCTTAACCATTGTTCGTGAATACCTAGACGTTTTGAGGTATCGCGTAACATTTTATGTAAAGTTTCTGGTCTCCTGGATATTCTGGAAGCTAAAATATTAACTTGAGTGCCAGAAAGTATCTCAAGAAGATATTTTTCTTTGTCATTAGCGGACATGTAACCGGGACGAAGTCCTGTCTTAAAGGCGTGTTCAGTATTTTGTGTTGCGGAGCACCACTCTAAATTGTCAACATTATTTTGTTCTTTTTTTCCGTTTTTATGATTAATTTGAGAATATTCATAAGGATTTGGTAAAAAATGTAATGCTACCAATCTGTGTACTGTTATCTGTTTACTAGTTCCTGCTCCGTTTGCTAGACTTACTTTAAAATATCCATTTGGATTCATAATAGGAGTTAATGGTATATTGTTTGCTAAATTTAATATTACACCATTATTATTAATGAGGTAACGTTGTTCATATCTCGCGATAGGTATTGTAAAAATCACTGGCTGTTATCCTTTTTCCATCATAGACAATTATAGCATCATCACGGATATGATGGATAGTATTATTTATTTCGATGGAGAAAATGTCATGTCCTGTGTACACTTTTAGTTTTTTAGGGTCTTTAGTAGTTAATGCTGAGATTTTATCTTCAAGCGATTCAAAATCTAAACCTACAAAAATCCATCCAGGAGGAGCTTCTACGCATGTTTTAATTAACTTACCAA